ACATCAACAAAAAGTATAGTTCTATTACATTTGCTCTCAATCCATCAGAAACTTATAACCAGAGACTGTCTCAAAGAATAAAAATGCTGATGTAAGATTATTATTAAACGAAAACGCTGCAAGCATATTCATTGCTTCAAATGGCTTCAAATTTGGAATAATGAAATCATCGTGAGGCACTAAAGTTTGTTCAAGAATTATCTTTTCTGGGTTCACGCCAAGATAATTTACAAGAATATCCGCAGCAATTTGAACATTATAAAATCCTCTATAGGATTTGGAAATTCGAATTTGATGATCTAGAATAAATTCTTCTGAACAAAAATCAATTCTATAAGTTACAGTTGTAGTATTATTCTTCAAAGTGACATCTGAAATTTTGTATATTCTAAATGTTTTTTCATATGGGGCAGAATTTTCATCTTTTAGAAAATTGATATAGATGAACTCAGTTCCAGACAAACACAATTTAGATAATTGATTTGATGCATCTTTAATGATTATGTGACCTGAAACAACACTGTTGAAAATGCTTTCGTAGATATTAAAATCCTCTACGATAAATTTAAAGTCTTTTAATTCGACAGTTCCAATTGATGGACTTATGATTGATATTGATACAATATCAAATATTGTTGTTTCAATGTTAGTTGCCATTATGTACTCATCAATTTACGCAATTCTTGCTCAATAGAAGGAACAAAGGTTGGTTTAATAATAATGATATTTCTCTTCTCTTCGTTCAAATTCAATTCGTGATCATAATAAGTGACTGGAGCGATTGTTGTATTAATCGTCAATACGCTGCCGTCAACGAGTGTGTAATTGTTCGAATAAGATGTATTTGTGTTTATGGCAAAGATAGTATCCGTTGACCAATTATAATCGTTCGCGCTTACTTGATACTTTGTCGTTGTTTTCTTAGAATCAACATTATTTGAAGCGACCTCTGTCACTTGAACATAGTAATTTGTATTTGACGCCCAATTATAACCATCATTGTTATAAGTGATTCCCACAACTTTATGTGTTACATTTGAACTTGCGCCAGTTACATTCGCATTATTTGCAAACACTTGATCAGCGAATTTAATCGTAAGAGTTTTTGCAGTTCCGTTATATGCTACGACTGTTCCAACACAATCAGCTTTATCAATTGTTGAACCTTGATAAACCGTCTCGCCAACAGTGTAACTAACGTTATAAGTTTCTGATGGATTGAGAGCAAATGTAATAGAACTATACTTTTTGTTGATGTAATCCTCAAATGCTCTCATACTCAACACCCAATCATACTGAGGGTCTGTGATGTTATTTGAGAGCAAAACAATCCAATGCTTCAAAGGATCTTTATACATCTTTGCAGCAATATCTTCTGGACGCTCACCATCTTTCACTGAATATTCGTAAAAGATGCTAGTGTTATTAATAGTCTCAGAAAGAAAATTTGCCTTTGCAATAATATTTACAGCAGCCTTTGGGTTTGGAACACCCAAAGACGTTGAGTATAAAAATTTTGGAAATTTGGAAAAATATGACATTAGTATCCAGCCTGAATATCTGGTTTAGTGAGAACAACAGTTTCGGTAAATGTTAACTGCAATTGAGTTTCAACAGGTTGAAAATCTTGATATGCCGCAAATTGACCAGAAGGCGCATAGTTCACATCTACGTTCGTTAGAACTGATTTCGCAATTCTAGGAAGTTTGTCGTTATAAACGGCAGTTGATTGATCCATAACCAAAAACTCAATCTCAAACTGAGACGGTGGAATGAAATAGCGCGAGTTATTTGATGCGCCTGAGCCTAATCCAAAACTCCCTTCTAATCCATCTGGTCCAGATGTTTGATAATTTGGTGCAGCGTGATAACGTAATGTTCGAATGATTGATTCAATCGTCAATGCCTCATAAGGATTTCTTGGAATAAATTTAAATGTAAAGACAAACTCTCTATTCTTACTGCCTTTAAACAAAACCTGCAACTGTGGATTAAGCGCATAACCAGAATTATAGAGAGCCAGATCCGTCACGTTTTGACCAAGTAATGAAACTCCCGCAACTCTTGCTTGTTCACCAAGACGAGCAGCAATTTCCGTAGTTGAACCAGTTCCAACTAACCCCAATCCACCTAATGCATCAGTGACAGAAACTGCATCGTAATCGTGTCTGTCAGTAAAATTTAATCCATCAGGCATATAAAGATTGATATATGAAAGGGGCTCTGTTACGGTAGCCTGATTCAACCCAATAGAAGAATCTAGATCGAATCCAGTAACACCAGCGCCAGATATTTGCGCTCCGCCAGCAACCAAATCACTCGCTTTACCAGCAATTTGAGACAATATTGGTAATCGTTTTGAAAACCCACTTATGATGTTTGCGCCTAAAGAGGCTGCACCTGCTGCTCCAAAAAATCCAATAGTTGCACCATTGACAACATCAGTATTCACTCTACCTTCTTGAGCAGCACGATATGATCGGTCTAGTAAATTTGGAGTAATCAAAGGTAATGCTGCCACATCTCTTCTTTGACGAAAGATAAGCATTCTCATTACATATTTGTATTGATTGTTCGTTCCGAGATCTTGAGGATAAGTTAAACGATTATCAAACTCATTTCCTGAATTTTCTAATGCGGCAAGAGGACCATCTGCCAATCTAATTGTCGGAGTTCCTATCCCAGCTCTTTTACCAGTTACTGCAACTTCTTGTAGATCAGCATCACTATAAAATCTATTATTAGTTGGATCCTGATCTTGATTTGTGCCTCGAGCCATTGATTGTTCCTATAAATAAATGATGGCTTACAGTGGTAAATTTAGTCCGAAAAATACCAATAAATATTTAGGTGATCCTACAAACATCTGGTACAGATCGTTATGGGAACGCCGAGTCATGGTGTACTTGGACGAAAACTCAACAGTTGTAGAATGGTCTAATGAAGAAATCGTTATTCCATATTTATCGCCTGTTGATAACAAGTTGCATCGCTATTTTCCAGACTTTTTTGTTCGTTTGAGAAACAAACAGGGGTTAATCGAAAGCACGATCATAGAAGTGAAGCCAGCAAGTCAAGCCAGACCTCCGAAATTGCAAAAAAGAGCAACTCGGAGATATATCACTGAGGTTATGACTTGGGGTGTAAACGAAGCGAAATGGAAAGCCGCCGATGCTTATTGTAAAGATCGTGGATGGAAGTTTGTTGTTGTAACTGAAAAGGATCTAGGAATTTAAATGCCATCACTTTTTGACAAATTAAATAAAGAAATGACTGCTGCTGGAATCAAACCCAGAACAGCGGCAGCGAGAGGATGGCTCGGAAACAAGTTATATCGTCTTAGACTTCCAACGAATCGTTCTAATCTTCTTAATGACCCAAAAAGAATTGCTGCCAGAGCATTCATCGGAAAGATGTATTTCTTCAATTATGACCCGAAATACAAAGAAACTCTCCCAGTTTACGACAAATTCCCACTCGTGATTCCGATGGACATCTATTCCGACGGATTCTTGGGATTAAATTTACACTATCTTGACCCATACAGCAGACTCGTTCTTCTAGACAGATTGCACGATTTTATAAACAACGATAAATATGACGATACGACTAGATTTAGACTTTCATACGATTTACTTGCAAGTTCTAGAAGATATCGTCTCATAGATCAATGCGTTAAGCGATACTTGTACTCACATATCATGTCCTCTATGATTTATGTTGAGCCTGATCAATGGGAAACTGCAATATTTTTACCAACCGAAAAGATGGTGTATAAATCCTAATGGCTGAACCAATAAGACCAGTATCACAAGCCATTGTAACAGATACAATTGGACTTACAACAGGCACTGCTGAGCAGCAGCAAGATGCATTAAATTTAACGTTAGAAGCCGATGCGCTTCCTGTTGGATCAGATGGTCTTCAAGAAGTTGTGGTCGAAGGGCGTTCGAACGTTAGCAGTATCTCCAATTTCTTAGCACAAAACAGAGTAACAGGTTTTGCCAAGGCTAACAGATTTTTAGTTGATTTTAACTTTAGATCGGGTGTATTGGCTGCATTAAATTATAATGACATTGCTTCATTGTTAACGTTTAAATGCGAACAAGCAGAGTTCCCAGGTCGTGAATTTGTGACATCAGATGCGCGAATTTACGGTCCCTCATATAAATCTCCATATATGAGTTCTTATGGAGATGTAAATCTCACATTGCTCTGCGATAGTTCTTTGTCACAAAAACAATTATTCGAAACATGGATGAGTTCTATCAATACTCCATATTCGTTCGACTTCAATTATAGAGATAGTTATGTTGCTGATGTTACCATCGAACAATACAACGAAATCAATAAACAAACTTATACTTGCACTTTGAGAGAGGCTTATCCTGTATCGGTAACTTCTCTATCTGCAAATTGGGCTGACGATAACGTGCACAAATTGCAAGTCACGTTGACTTATCGTTATTGGGTTTCAGGTATTAAAACCACAAACGATCAAGCAACTTATGATGAATTGCAGCAAGCACATATTCAAAGAATTCAAGAAG